TAACGTTTGAGTAACTAAACTTAATATAAGTATCACGTAATGTTTTAGCATAAGGTGAGATACCACTTGATGAACCAATCTGTCTTTTATTGTAAAATACTTCTACTGAACCATTTAAACTACCTGCACAAACAATATTAAGTTGTGAATTATTCACAGCGGTAGTGGTACTTATAACAGGATATGTTGTTCCTGCCAAGTTAACTCGAATATCGTCGTTAAGACAATTAAAATCTTCGCCTGGTCCTGCAGTTAATGTAATCGTGCCAGCTGTTGCCGTTCCTGTATTCTGAGCTCTACAAGGAACAAGAGTATTTGATGTTGCGAATATTCCGTTAATACCAGTATCAAAGACTAATGCTTTTCTTCCCGTTTCTTTAATAACAGGTGAACCGATAGAATTTGTTCTTATAGGTACATCACCACTACCATCTGATAATTTGGTAATGTCTTTAATAGCTTGAGCACCGTTATATACAGCAGAGTGAATATAGATTCTTTTATCTGTTATGTTTTGTACTGAGACTGCACCAACTGAACTACTTCCTGATGTTTGCGCATCTGCTGATGAAAGAATACCTAAATTCAAATAACCTTGCGAGGCACTTGTAGTATCAATTTCAAAATAGTTTCCATATTCCATTGAAACGTTTTGATTGTTAACTGTTTCGGTTTGTCCTATTTGATCTATTTGGAATGAACGTTCACCAGAATTTTCTACTCTATAACCTTTCACATATGCAGTGCCAGGTCCAACGACACATTGTACTTCACTATTGGCAGCACCAGTAGGAATACGATCATCGGTAGTTATTGGGAACGTTTCTAAAATGTAATTACCAGATTCTTCGTAGGTACGTCGAGCCATCTCTTCGCCCAATACGTTGTATTGAGAAACATCTCTTACAGTAATTGCATTACCATTTTGATAACGAGCCAATGTAAAGAAGTCTGAATTCTGAGTTCCGTCTGAAGTTTCCAATACTGTTAACGTAGGAACAAGTTTTAATCTGTCTGCACCTGGGGCATTTTCATTCCTAGAACCGTTTGCATTATCGTATAGGCTGTTATCTTGTAGGTTATTAATTAATCTTTCTGATACTAAATAACCAACTGATTTATTATCGGCAACATTACTATATTTTTCAACAACCAATCTTTGTTCTGCTGTGAATATAAAATGACCTTTCTGAAATACAATACCAGGAGCAGCTTCGATACCGAATGCTCTACCAACATGTGGATTTCCTGCTGTAGGCGAACCATACACTGCAAGGCCTGTGTTAATAACAATATTAACTGATAAGGCTTCGTTCGTGGTTCCTCTTAAATATTTGAATCTCGTTACAACTAACGCTTCACCAGCTTGGAATTGAGTTTGGCCTGCATTACCGATGTTAGTGTAGTTAATAAAGAAAGTGTTTAGATTTGGTGGTCTTGTTTGAAAACCTTTTGCGGCTTGAACGATTTCTGCTTTAAGGCCAGAAGATTGTCCTTTTACCTGATAAACATAGTCAAGTTCAACTTCTTGACCTGCTAATGTTTCAACCGCAGATGTACTGATATATGATTCTGCATTGAATCCTGTAGGGCCGTCATTTAGTTTTACGTATTGAAGATCATCAAGTTCTGTAAAGTTACAGCCTTTTACAATTGAGCCTTCTTTGAATACGTTATCTCCAAATGATTCTACCTGATTTTGAAGTATGCTCTGAAGTTGTGTAAGTTCTCTTGCCTGTATCGCGTACCCAGGCTTGAACATAACTCGATAGAACTGCTTCTCGGCATCATAGTCATCGAAGTATGGTGCTTGGTTTAAGTTTTTATTAATAGGCATCTTTACTTACGTTCCTTAAAATTCCAGTACAAATTTAAATTCTTCTCGCGAGAGATCGGTTCTTGCTAGTGGGAAGAAGTCCTCCATGAAGTACACTTCGCCCGTTCTCTGTTTGTAATCCGAATATGTAACATTATCTGCTACAGGATTATTTATTGTTATTCTCTGACCAGTATTCGAGGTTATTGCTAAATTTGGATTAAATGATGTATCTCCATTACCAACCAAAGCATTATTTCTATATGGTCCGATATATTCTGCTAAAAATACCGTATTTGAAGTTTCGTCAATCTCGTGTATTTGAGCACTAAAGACAACTTCGTTATTTACATCAATTTGGGTGATTGTGCTATTTGCGTTTAATCTTCCATAATCATCTGTTATAATCGCGATTCTATTATCAAAGACATCAGGTTCGGGTGCGGTATTTGCTTGACCGCTTCTCCATGTAGCTACGCCTGTCATATCTCTGAAAGTTGGGCTTTTTACAATACCAATACATCCGTAAGTATTCTTATCTCCGATCTTTGTATTGTCTTCTGCTGTAATGAATCCATACATTGAAAAATGTTTACATCTAAATTCATCCAACAAACTATAACCATGACCGCCTTTCGGTTCAATGATAGGTTGAATAATTGCTCTTACATCTGCTGATTCAGTTCCGCCTGGGTTAAAATCAATGAGAGGATCTACAACAGTCGCAATAGCGTTGTTATATCCTGTACCTTTATTTAAAAGAATAATTTTATTAATACCACCATTATCAATTTCAGGTACTGCTACTGCTCCGTCACCGTCTCCGCTAATTTTAACGCGAGGGAAGATTTTAATATTTGCATTAATCGTTGCTGTTGATACCAGGAAGTCTGTTAAACCTTTCCATGTACCACCTGACGTATATCCGCCAAAGCTAGTACCATCAAGATCCAATGTTAATAATGAATTTGTTTTTAATTGGAATGTATCTGCATTCACAACTTGAACATAAAAAGTAGTTTCAGCAAGTGTATCTGTGTCTGCTTCATTTACATTTAATTCTGTCATACCAACAACGTTTCTAAATGTAATTGGTTGACCATTAACTAAGTTATGAGATGTTGATGTAATTACGACAGGCTCTGCTAGAGTTGCATTCTCTACGTTCCCGCGGGTTGGATTCGATAATTCTTCACCTACAGTAATTTCAGCCAGGCCATTTCCTTGAATCAGATTATAAGCTTTTATTTCAAATAGATTCGTAACACTTGAACTTGGGTTTGTGGCATAAAAGAATTGACCTGTATAGTAATTTTCTGTTGCTTGCCAATCTTGCTCTTTTGGATCAATTTCTAATTTAACATTACCGTGAGAAGAGGGACCGCCAACTCGCTCTGGTGGACGACCATCGCCTTTTATAAGACCATTCTTTTCTTCGTACCCATTATTAACAATAGAATTAGTAACTTGAATCTCAGATATACCACCACCGTAAACCTCTGCTGGTTCAACGGTTGCAGTAGGATCAATTGGTATATAACCTAAAGCGTTATAACCTTCGAATTGTAATGTAGTGAGACGATACATATACTTCCAAACATAACCGTCGGCAGTTTCGTATACTTGATTTATATTAGCAGCATCGAAAGTAGGTGGTGCTTGTGAACCAACGTCTTCGTTATTATTAAGGCATTTATAAACTCTGTAATCATCAGTGTCGTTATCGTTTGGACCGACTACGGCATAAAAGTTTAAACCATCAAGATCTATTTTATCATCGTATTCAGCATACACAATACCTCGTTGCCAAGGGTAATACTTTATCATAAAGTTAATATCTTGATTGCGTATCTTTTTACCAAATAACGTCTTTTCTAAAAATTCGTTTTGCGAAGTAGCAGAATCAACAGGCTCAATTCCACCTATGCTAGAAACAAACATATAATAGTCGTCATTAGCCTTTGCGTCAGCAATGAATAACTTATTAACGTCTTGATTAAAATTGTTTGTTAGAATTTCAGCCATTGTAATTTAATTCTCTATATTTTAGTTTATTTATATCCATTGAACTAACCTCTCTTTCTTATTCTTGGCCTTGGATACGCTAATCCACTTGTAGGTCTTGCTTTTGCATTTACTTTTGGAAAACTCATTCCTGTTTCAGGTCTTTGATTAATCCATCTTAATATTCTATTTGGAGAACCTTGTAAACTTTGGAAATCAGTACTACTATCAGTTCCTGTATCATACATTACATCTTTAGTTGCGTTTGCTTCTATCCAAGCATTGGCTTCAGCTTGATTTAAACCAGGATTACTTTCTGCAAGCAATGCAAGTACACCACAAACTTGTGGACTCGCCATGCTTGTTCCACTAATCTTACCGAGATAATACGAACCATTTCTAGAATCAGTAACACCACCATAACCATTTGTTAAAAATGAACTCATTATATTGTCACCGGCTGCATGAACATCAACTGCGTTACCACAGGTTGAGCTAACTCTTTTACGATCATCTCTATAAACATCTACTGCCCCAACATTTAAAGTAGGTTCATTCTGACCAAGCGAGCCAGGTCTATTACTCGGTATCGAAGCTGCATATGCATTTGATCCTGCTCTTAGGTACAAGTAATTTTGATAATCTTGATCACCAACTTTAACATTTTTCTGCGCGTTATTTCCTGATGCCGTTACTATAATAATACCATCGGCTATTGCGTCGGTGATATCTGCATTGATTGAGTTTGCAGCATAAGCGATATACCAGTTGCCACCAGATGGTACATTTATACCTCTTGCTTCTAATTCAGAATCATTTAAATCAATACCTTGATCACCGTACTTATCGTAGGTTACTCCTCTATATCTAACTATGCCAACTCCATCATAAGATCCGTTTGTAATGTAACTATCTCTAGTGACACCACCGCCATAACTGTTATTAGTTATTGTAGGATTTCTTCTACCAGTTTCTGCGTTGATTGGTTTTGTGTTATGCCATTCACGAATATAATCCCACAACGTGGAAGGAGAAAGAGGTGAACTATTCACAACTTGGTTTACAGCACCGGCATAATAAAATTCTATACTATAAATATTTGCATCTCTAGCCCAACCAAGAGTATTTCCTGCTACAGTCCCACCAACATGAACACCATGATTAGTATCGTTCTCGACTCCTATTGTACCATAATCATAAGTACCGTTTGCACCAAGACCTAATTGGTTTGTTAGAGAGAACCAATTAAACGCCTGTACTCTGCTTCCGCCTGTTCCATCAGCGTTGATAGCAAACTCTGGGTGTCCTTGAGCAGTTGTTGTAATTGATCCATCAACAATTACTACATCAACATTTTTTCCTGAAGCAGTTATATTAACAGCGGCAGATGTTTCTTTTGTGCTGCCACCCAATGCAGTATCTCCCCACGTACCACTTTCTGCGTTGGTTCCAATAGTATGTCGTAATATTCCCCAATTTTTGTCTCCTACAGCGACTCCATCGTTACTTCTTTTCCATGTACCAGATTCAGAATACCCTGTAGTTTTCCATTCTATAAGATCAATAAATGCTTTTGATTCTACACTCATTACTCGAGAATCTTTTTCTAATTCAATCACTTCTTCGGGAGTTAACATATAATGAGTATTACGACTAATCGCTCTTCTTAAGTGTAAGTCAACTGTTCTATCAGGAATGTATAAGTCACCGCCAGGCGTTTCCATATCATTATAGAAATCGTCTAAGTCTTCTCTATTATGAAGAGTGACAATATATTCTTCCATTATTTTAAGCCTCTAATTGTAGAATTTCGATTGCGACTGTAATTGATGCAGTACTACCACTTTTATTTCTTACTGTAATTGGAATGTTGGTTGTTGGTGTTGATTCTAAATTATAACCAATTGTTCCTGGAGACAGTTTTACTTTTTGACCACCTGTTGTGATTACTTCAGCGATCACACCTGCATCTGGTGTAGGGTCTGTAGATTCACTTCTTGAGCTATCAGCTGTTCGAGACGCGCCATCTGTATAAAGTGTTACCCAAGCAGCCGCTGATGTTGTAATTGTATATAATGCGTATCCTTTAAATCCAGTAATGTCAATGCTAGCAGAAGCGCCGTCAGCAATTGAAGATGTTCCTTGTGATGGAGAAGTACGACTTGGCAAACTTCCACCGCCTGCAGAAGGATCAGCAATAGTAATCGTTCCTTTCATACTTGAATGAGCAGTACAAATATATTCGTAATCGCCACTTATAGATCCTGG